GCGCGGCATCGGCAGTCGGGCGCAAAGCTGGCTCGACGGTAACGTTCGACACGACGGGCCTGTCAACCGGCACCGGATCATTGCTCTGCCCGATCACGATTGGCTATGGCGTCCACCTGTACCCGACATTCGGGGCCATCGGTGACAGCATCATATCGTCAAACGGCGAAACGTCCGATGGCGATGGCGGCGCGGTCGGCGTCGAGGGCCGCACCGTGCAGGGCGGCGCTTGGATGCGGCGCGCGCAATATAAGGCGCAAGTGGCCGCTGGACGCACGGTCCCGTTGCGCCTTCTCAGCCGCCCGTCCGCGCAGATGACGGGTATGCGGTCTTCGTCTGGTGCCGGGGGCGCCAAGCGCCGCGCGAGTTACCCATATTTCAACCACCTCATCATACAGATGGGGACCAACGATCTAGGCAATAGCCGCACCGCTGCGCAGCTTAAGGCAGACATTGAGGCGGAGATCGTCGCCTATCGCGCCGCATGGGCAGCAGCCAATCCTACGCTGCCCTGCTATGTCATTGTCTGCACCGTCACCCCGCGCGGATCGACCGCCTATAACGTGCCGGTTGGCTTCGCGGCTCAAATCGTTGAGCACAATTACAACGTTCGTCATGGCCTCATCGCCGGGTCTGACGGCTATCTTGACCCGAATATAGCGGTCTCCGATCCGGCAGACGAAACGATATGGGCCAGCGCCAGCTATTGCGGGGCGGACTTCCTGCACCCTGTCGCGGCGGGATATGCACTGATTGCGATGGAAACAGCGCCCTATCTCGCCCTCAACAGCTCCCCTTGGCACACGTTCCTGTGACCGCCTCCAGCCACGATTGCAGATAGCGCCCCATCATCGTATATCTCCCGGCATGGGCGATCATCCTCACACTGACGACGCGCGCGGCGCACCCAAGGGAAGCCAAGGCAACGTGCCGCATGAGCGGAGCGAGGAGGCGGCAACGCTGATCCGCGAGCTCTCCGGCTATGGGATGCCGCAAGAGGAAATCTCGCGCGTGCTCAACGCCACCTATGGCGGCGGCTATTCGGTGGACACCCTGGATCGCCACTATCGCGCGGAGCTGGATGCGGCCTTGGCCTCGCGCAAGAGCGAGCTCCTCCGCCGTGCCCACAAGATCGCGATGGGTGAGGAGGTGCCGGAGAAGGTTTCCCCGGATGCCGCCTATCGCGAGGGCGCGGCTCAACTCCGGTGGCTCCTTGGCGCGGTGCACCGCGTGCGCGACGGCATGGAGCACGATTTCGGAGCCGGCACCATCAACGTGAGCATCTCCGCCGATGATGCGGAGCTCTAGGCTCTCCCATGGCCGTGGTGCTCACCAAGGCGCAGCGCCGGGCAAATAAGCTCATCGCCCGGCACCGCATGGCCCTCCTCCGTGGGGGCTCGCGATCCGGCAAGACGTTCCTCCTTTGCCGCGCCGTGGCCACCCGCGCGATCCGCGCGCCGGGCACCAATCATTGCATCTTTCGTCTCCGCCGGAACGCCATCAAGGGCACCGTGTGGAAAACGCTCAAGGATGTGATGGCCAAGTGCTTCCCCGGCGTGCCGTTCAAGGAGAGCATCTCCGATCTCACCATCACCTTGCCCAATGGCTCCGTGATCATGGCCGCCGGCCTGGATGATGCGGATCGCGTGGATAAGATTTTGGGCATGGAGTTCTCCACCGTCTATTTCAACGAGTGCACCCAAATCCCTTGGAGCTCCGTGGAAACCGCGCTCTCGCGCCTGGCTGAAAAGAGCCCGCTCCGGCTCCGCGCCTATTTCGATTGCAACCCCACCACCAAGCTCCATTGGACGTTTCACCTATTCGTGAAGAAGCTCAAGCCGGGCACCCGCGAGCCGTGGGATGATCCCGATGAGCTCGCGGAGATGAAGATCAATCCCGATGACAACCGGGAGAATATCTCCAGCGATTACTTTGACGTGCTCAACCGCATGAGCGCGGCCAAGCGCAAGCGTTTCCGCGATGGCGAGTGGAGCGAGGACACGGAGGGCGCTCTTTGGACGCTGGAGGGCCTTGATGCTCACCGGATCGCCATGGGCCGGGTGCCTGACCTTATGCGCGTGGTGGTGGCGGTGGACCCCTCCGGCACCTCCGGCGGATCGGACAGCACGGCCGATGATGTGGGGATCGTGGTGGCTGGCCTTGGCGTGGATGGCCGGTGGTATGTGCTCGCGGATCATTCGTGCAACCTCTCGCCCGCCGGGTGGGGCCGCCGCGCGGTGGACGCCTATCGCGAGTGGAACGCGGATCGCATCGTGGCGGAGGTGAATTTCGGCGGCGCGATGGTGCGCCACGTGATCAAGAGCGTGGATGCCTCCGTGCCCTTCAAGGAGGTGCGGGCGAGCCGTGGCAAGATCGCTCGCGCGGAGCCGATCTCCGCCCTCTATGAGGAGGGCAAGATCAGCCACGTGGGCACCCTCCCGGATTTGGAGGATCAAATGTGCGCGATGACCTCCAAGGGCTTCATCGGAGAGGGCTCGCCGGATAGGGCGGATGCTTTGGTGTGGGCGATCACGGAGCTTTCCGGTAAGAGCAAGCGCGAGCCTGGCGTTAGGAGACTTTGAGCATGGGATGGATGGATCGCGTTGGCCGGGCACTTCTTGGCCGCAAGGATAGTGCGGTGGGGCCGATGATCGCGATGCGCCGGGTGGGGCAACCCGTCTGGAGCTCGCGCAATTATCGGGCCTTTGCCAAGGAGGGTTACACCAAAAACGTGATCGCCTATCGGTGCATCCGCATGATCGCGGAAAGCGCGGCGGCCGTGAAGCTCCTCGCCTATGAGGGCGATGCGGAGCTATCGGAGCATCCCTTCCTCAAGGTGCTCTCGCGGCCCAATCCGTGGCAATCCGGGCCGGAGCTGGTGGATGCCCTGATCTCCTATTTCAAGCTCGCGGGCGATGGCTTCTTGGAGGCGGTGGAGCTGGATGGCGACATTCGCGAGCTCTACGCCCTCCGGCCGGATCGCATGAAGGCCATCGCCGGGCGGCGCGGATATCCCATGGCGTGGGAGTATTCGGTGGACGGCACCGCCAAGCATCGCTTTGATGTGGACCTCCTTCCGGGCCAGCAAATGCCGATCCTGCACATCAAGGAATTCCACCCGCTAGATGATTGGAGCGGCATGAGCCCGGTGGAGGCGGCCGCCTTCGCCATTGACGTGCACAACGCGGCCGGTGGTTATAACAAGGCGCTCTTGGACAACTCCGCCGCACCCTCCGGGGCGCTTGTCTTTGGCGGTGGAGAGGATAGCGATGGCACCCTCACCGATGAGCAATTCTCCCGGCTGAAATCGCAGTTTTCGGAGAAGCACACCGGACCGGCCAATGCTGGCAAACCGCTTATTCTGGAGGGCGGCCTCAAGTGGGAGGCCATGGGGATGAGCCCGAAGGATTTGGAATTTGTGGCAGGCAAGCGCGAGGCCGCGCGAGAGATTGCCCTCGCCTTCGGGGTGCCGCCGATGCTCTTGGGCATCCCCGGCGATAACACATATTCCAATTATCAAGAGGCTCGCGCGGCCCTCTATGAGGAAACCGTTTTGCCCTTGGTGGACAAGGTTTGTGAGGCCATCTCCAATTGGGTGCAGCCCACCTATGAGGGGCTCCGGATCGGCTATGATATGGATGCGGTTGATGCGCTTTCGCCGCGCCGCACCGCCATTTGGGATCGCGTACAAAAGGCCGATTTCATCACCACCGATGAGAAGCGCGAGGCAGTCGGTTATGGCCCTTACAAGGCAGCCTCAACGCCCGGCGGCACCATCTTGGTGGGCGGCGCGATGATGCCCTTGGAGGAGGCCGGTTTTCAGCCGGGCGGCCCGGAGCCGGTTGATCCCAATGCGTGATGAGGTGCGCCTCCACGGTGTGACGGTGGGCCGGGTGAGCGTGGAGATGGGCGGCCATCGCTCTGGCAAGACTGTGCGCGCCTCGCTCAAGTTCAAGCCGGATCACATCGGGATCATGCACGCGGCCTCGCGCTCTCTCGACAAGGGAGAGGTTCGGTGAGCACCCGGCGGCAACGCGAGCTCCTCAAGCAAAACCGGCTCCTTGTGCGGCAAGAGGCTCTCGCGGAGCGCGAGATTAAGGCGCACCTCTTGACGTGCTATCTGGCCGTTGCCGATCGCTACACCATCGCATCACCGGATATGGCGCTTGAGGTGTTCCGCGAGCGCAATGGGGATTTGGAGGCGATCCTCAAAAAGCGACTTCTCCAAACCGCACTGATCTTTGGAGGCCGCACATTGGAGCGCATCTCCGCCAATCTGCCCAAGAGTTACTATGCGGGGCTTGTGCCTGGCACCGGCCCGGTGCGCGGCCGGGATGATCCGGGAATAGAGCAAAAACTAGAGGGTGATCGCTTCTATCAGGAAATAGGCCGGTGGATCGCCTATTGGGGGGTTGAAAAAGCCGTTACGATTTCAGCGGGGCAAATCCTCCAAGTGCGCCAGCTAATTCTTGACACCCTTCCGCAAGGATTGAGCGAGGCAATGCTCCGCGACATGATCAAGGCAAAGGCGCGCCACCTTGCACCTTGGCAGGCGGCTCGCATCGCGCGCACGGAGGTGCACACGGCATCGGTGATTGGAGCAGATACCGCAGCGCGATCCACTGGCCTCACCATGGTCAAGGAGTGGCTCGCGGCGGAGGATCACCGCACGCGCGAAAGTCACGCGGAGGCAGATGGCCAAGAAGTAGGGCTGAATGAGAGCTTTGAGGTGGGCGGCGTGATGCTGGAATTTCCCGGCGACCCTAAAGGCCCGGCTCGCGAAATTATTAACTGCCGATGCGCCATTTTGCACCATCCAGTCATTGGCGGCGAGGTGATTAAATAGGCTTGCGCGCCACATAATAATGTGGCAATGATGCTCCATCAAAGGAGCTGAACCGATGAAAGCATATCACTTCCACGTTGACGGGTTCTTCGGGATTGTTGACAGCCTCCCGGCTCTCACCGCGCGGATCGCAGAGCTAAAGGGCCGCTATCCCGACCTGATCGGCAAGCCTTGCCAGATCGCGGCGGGCACTCGCATGAGCGATGGGAGCGGCTTCTACTTCCCCGGCGGCGATGCCAACCGCGTCACGCGCATTATCTCCGCCTAACTCCACAAGGGAGCTGACACATGATCACCATCGCAGAAATCAACAAGCGCCTTTCCAATCTCGGACTTGGCCTTGAGGTTCTCCGCCACGCTGGAGGCGGCTTGTTCTATATCGTTTCCCTTCGTGATGGCGGTGAGCGGATCATCAACTCCGCAATGGGCCTTGATTGGGTGATCCGGTGGGCGGCGGAGCGAGTGCGCGATTTCTACCGCGTGCACGTGGTCAACGGCTCCGCGTTCTATCCTGCCACCGGCTCGGAACCGATTTTCCACGGATAATCACACCGGGAGGCTATGCCTCCCACCACCTCAAATGGAGCTGACACCATGACATTCCCTTACGAGCTTTCGCTCGCTCAAGTCGTCGCGACAAAGCCATGTGATGGCGCTATGGAGCGCCTCGCAGGCGTTTTACCTAAACGCGGGAAAATCAGCGCGGCCAAGGCTCGCGATCTCGGATGCACTTACGATGATGTTATCTGGATCGCTTCCGCTATCGCGATGGATGATGAGAGCCTCGCCAAGCGACTCACCGGATACCTGAACGACAACGCCAAGCGTGTGCTCCACATTTTCGAGGAAGCGGCACCGGATGATAGTCGTGTGCGTGATTGCATCATGGCCACAGACAAATGGCTTGTCGGGCTGAACACAGAGGAAGAATGGCAGGCGGCCGCGTGGGCCGCGTGGGCCGCGAGGGCCGCGAGGGACGCGAGGGCCGCGTGGGCCGCGTGGGCCGCGAGGGCCGCGTGGGCCGCGTGGGCCGCGAGGGACGCGTGGGCCGCGTGGGACGCGTGGGCCGCGAGGGCCGCGAGGGCCGCGAGGGACGCCGAATTTCATGCCTGGCAGTTTGACCGCCTGATTTACTGGCTTTGTGAGGCGGAGCCGGTGTGCCTGGCTATGCCGGAGCGCGTGGCATGAGCGAGAAATCATGCGGCACGTGCCACTTTTGGGCTCCGTGGTTCCATCGCGCGCTCCCTGCCACACACCGGGGCTGGATTTTACGCGCTTGGCCGGGCGTCATGCGGCGGAAGGCATCAAGCAGCCGGGCCTCGGAGGGAAGCGCGATAACGGTAAGGGTGATGCATGGTTCCAAGATGGAGCCGCTCGGAGTGGCTCCAAATCATCCGCCCGCAAAGCAGCCAGCGCGATGATTGCCAAAATCCCCCTTACGCTATCCCGCCATATCGCCGCAGTTTATCGGCCATGAGCACGCGCTTGCCGATGAGTGCCAATTAAAGCTATATCCCGCTCCACAATTTCCATCGTGAGGCGGGCGAATGAACGGCACCAAATTCCAGCTCAAGAGCGATCCGGCGGTGGACACCAAGGCCGGAGCGGTGCCGCTTGATCTCAAGGCGGTGGCGGAGGATGGCGAATTCGAGGGCTATCTCTC